CCCCCCCCCCCCCCCTTTTTAAAAATCAATTAAATTAATTAATTAATTACTTAAATTAAGTAAAAATTCAGTAAAAAATCAGTAAAAATTCAGTAAAAAATTAAGTAAAAATTAATTAAATTAAGTAAAAAATTAAGTAAAATCAAACTATTTAGAAATTTAATATTTTATATTAGTATATATGGTTGAATATAAATGTTTCCGTTGTGGTTATGTAGCATCGCAAAAATGTAATTTTAAAAACCATCTAAATCGCAAAAATATATGTAAACCTTTACTAGATGATATTAGCGTAGAAGATGTAAAACTTATGTATAAATTAGAAATAGCACCTAAATTGCACCCAAATTGCACCCAAAATGCACCCAAACCGCACCCAAATGAGCTTGCACCCAAAATACACCTAAATGCACCTTTTCAACAGGAAATGTGCACCCAAAATACACCTTTTTGCACCCAAAATATAAAAAAATCACGTATTTGTAAATATTGTAATAAATCTTTTACAAGAACTACTGGATTAACTAAACATTTAAAAAAATGTAAAAATAAAAATAATGAAACACAAAATATATTAAAAAAAAAAGATGATGAAATACAAGAATTAAAAAAAATTGTAGAGAAATTATTAATAGATAATAAGAGTAATATAACAAATAATATTAGTAATAAAGATAGTTTTAATACAAATAATACAATTATAATAAATAATTATGGTGATGAAAATACTAAATATATTACTAGTGAGTATATTTTAAATTTGTTAAAAAATAAACCTGCAAAAGTAATACCAGAATTGATTAAATATACACATTTTAATAATGAGCATCCTGAAAATCAAAATATAAAAATAACAAATAAAAAAGAACCATATATAAAAATAATGAAAAATAATAAATGGGAGTTGCAAAATAAGGAAGATACTATAGCAGATTTAATAGATCGTCAACAAATTCATTTAATGGATGAATCACTTGAAAAAAAATTAGAAATAAATTGTACTAAAAATGAAAAAGCAAATATTAATCGATGTAATGACTTATACGAAAGTGAAGATAAAGAATATATGAAAAGATTATATAATGAAAGTGAATTAGTTATTATTAATAATAGTTAACAAACTTTTTAGAAAAAAGTTTTATCAAAAAAAAATTATTTATACCAGAAAATGAAGGATAAATTCTATAATTTTTGATAAGATTTTTTACATTGAAGCAATAGTTTAATATTAGTTGAATTTCCATCATATAATAGTTGATGAAATGTTTTAAATTTATTATCTATTTCATCTCCATATACTGTAAAACCATTACTACTATCTTTATTATTATTTTCAATGATATCATCTTTGTAAATTGGAACACTGCCTATCTTTGGAGTACAAAATTTGTTTATATTTTGTTTTTCCATATTCGGTTCTTCATCCATTACATAATCATACGGTAGTGTTTTTTTATAAATATTCATATATTCTGGAATATATCCTTCATTTTCTGGTCTAAATACTTTTTTTTTACAAACTTCCTTATTCTTAATATTAATAACACCCGTTTTAAATTCTGCTTCAATTATCCCTAATTCTTTGTTATTTACTGTAAATAAACCATTTTTTTTATATTCTTCTTTTTTTTTTAAAAATATTAATTCTTTTTTTCTACATATTGGTCTATTTAATTCATATTTTTCATTTGGGATTAATCGATAAGTTCCCATTTTTTTTCCATCTATTTTAAGAAATACATCAGTAATTGTATTACTATTATTTTCTAATAGTATTGAATATGGCGTTTCATCTTGAATATAAACGACTGTTTCTTTTTTTGTCGTATTTGATTTAGTTATTTCACCATTTGCTAATATTCTTAAATTAAAAAAACTATTCATAATTTATTTTATATAATAAAAGTTTATATTCTTTAAGTCGGCATTTTAAATGTTAAAAGGTGTAAAAAAAAATAATATGAAAAAATATGTAATTTATCATATATTATGGAATATAACACTTCTATTATTAGGAGTATATATAATATATAAAGATTATAAATCACAATAAACATATAAAAATAGTCCGAAATATGTTAAATTACTTAAAAATGGTATTGGTTTATCAGTAGGTGGATGATAAATCAGTGTAACAACTATAATAAATAATAATATTAATATTAAGATTATTTGTATTAATTGTTTTTGTGTTAATTTAACAAATACATTTATTTTTTTAAATGTATTATATAATTTTTTTATTTTAAAATAATATTCATTTAAAAATAGAAAACCTACTATTTCCAGTAATATTACTAATATCATTCCAAACATACAAATATTTTCATTTAAATTAATTTTATTCATTAATGTTAATACTTTTTTATCAAAATTATTTATTTTATCTATACCAGACCAAACAAACATAACACTAGCAATCAATATGCTATATTTTTTATATGTATCATTTAACTCTAGATTATGTAATATTTTATCAATATTCATATATAAATATATTATAAAATTTTTAATTATTATTAGAATTATTATTAGAATTATTAGAATTCTCAGTTAAACTATAAGTTTTTTCATTACCCATAAAATTTTTTATTTTATTATTAATATATCCTAAGGGATGTTTCACATTTTCATATACATTTTCTACAAAATTAATATGATTACCCATTTTTTTACATTCGTCGACTATATCAGAATCTATTTTTTTTTCAATATTTTCTATTTTACTTTCTAAATTTATTAATTTCTCATTAATTTTTTCTAAATTTTTATTTATTTTATATAAAATATTAGTTGTATCTTCTTCTACATACTCATTCATCATATTATATAAAATAATATTTATTATATATTTTTTCTTTATATAATATATATATATAATGAAATATGTTATTGTTGGTTCTGGTCCGACAGGTTTATCTTTAGCATATAATTTAGCACTAAATGATAAAGAAATAATATTAATAGAACAAGATAGTCAATTAGGGGGATCATGGAATTCGCAATATATAGATAATAAATATTGGAGTGAAAATTCTCCAAGAATATTGGTATTTGCTACAAATACTTTAAATTTATTGAAACATATTGGATTAAAAGATAATAATTTTAAAAATGTTTATGGTAGTTATTTAGAAACTACTTATAAAAAAATATCATTTACATATAAATATTTTAGTTTATTTGACTTAATAATAATATTATTATTAGTAATAAAATACACCTTAATAACATGTAATATTACTTTAGACATGTGGTTAAAAGATAGTGGTTTATCAATTAAAGGTAAAAAAGCACTTAGAATACTATCTATTTTGATGTGTGATAAACCCGAAAATACAAATATAAATGATTTTTCGTTTTCATTATTATTATATGGATTATTTATTCCTAGACAAATGACAGAACCAAATAAATGGCATAATTTAATAGAAGACTATTTAAAAACTAAAAAAAATATTACTATTTTAAAAAATACTAAAGTAATTAAATTAATAGAAAATAAAAATAGTATTAAAAGTGTTTATGTAAAAGATTTAATAAATAATACTTATAAAACAATAGAATGTGATAAGATAATTTTATGTACACAATCAAATAATTTATATCCATTATTAAAATCGGGATCACATAGTATAAAAAGTAATTGGATGAATCAAAATGAAATGAGATTATGGAGTGAAAATACATATTATAGTGGTTTTGGTTTTCAATTACATTTTGATCAAGTAGTTAAATATAATAATGAATTTTGTTGGAGTTGTCAAGATGATTGGACTGTTATAGTATTACCTGTTAGTAATTGGTTAAAAAAATTTAGTAAAGATCCATTAGTAAAAACAGTATGGTCATGTTGTATTGTTGATATGGAAACTAAAAGTAAAAATATAAATAAAACAGCAAATGAGTGTGAATTACAAGAAGTTATAGATGAGTGTTTACATCAGATTAATAAAGCTTATAAAATACCTAAACCATATAAAATTACAACGGGTGGAGGATTAAAAAAAGAAAATAATAAGTGGTTATCAAAAAATACTGGTTATACAAAAAAAAACTATCAAGATTTAGAAATGAAAGGAAGAATTGATAATTTATATGCTTTAGGTTGTTTTACTAAAAATAATAGATCTATTATAGCTCATATGGGAACAGCTATAGAATCTACTGTTAATTATTTAAATATATATGAAAAAAATTTAAAAGTAAATATTTTTAAACAAAGTTTTTTTGAGTCAATATTTTTTAAAGGTATACTTCTATTAACCGTTATCAAATTATTTAATGTATTTATTACATCCAGTAGCATGTCTTAATGTAAATATATTTCTTTTTTTCCAGTCATTACCTGTAGCTTTTTGATTCATGATATAAATATCACCACTATCTAGTGGAATTGAAATTCTATTATTAATTCTTTTAGCTTTATAATACCACCAGTAATGTAAATCACATGATTCACCAAAACGCATACCAATAACTTTTTTTCTTTCGGAATCACCATGATAACTAATACCACATTTATTAATATCATAATAATAATTGCCTTCACATTCTAAATTTTGAAAATCCTGACCAAAATAGTCTTCTATTTTAGTTTTAATTTTTTTTAGTCCATATATTTCATTTATATTATAAATTCTTCCTTTTTTATTACGATAAGCTGGTTCTTGATTAAATGTGCTAAAAATAAGATTCCAACGAGCAATTTTATTTAATACATCTTGTTTTCTAGTATCCCAATATTTTTTATCCCAATCTAAAGTAATTAAATAATTAAATAAATCATCAATATTAGTAAATAATTCTACACCATTTTTAATTACTAAAATTTCAGCATTATCAATACTAAATAATCCGGTTTCCATAATATCCTTAATTTCTTCATTTAAATTGTATAATTTACATAAATAACCCTCTTCCTCAAATAAATGCCTTACGGTTTGTAAATTTTCACTAGTAAAACCATTAGTAGATATTTGATTTCCTACATTTTGCATACCATAATGATTTTCAGCAATACAACCAAATGTTAATGTTACTGTTTTATTATTATATTTATACATTGTTAAATATTACTAATATAATATCAATTTTAACTTTTTCCTAAAAAGTTTTTTTGTCTAAACTTTTTCATAAAAAGTTTGTTTTTGATAAAACTTTTTTCTAAAAAGTTTAAAAAGTTTGTTTTTGATAAAACTTTTTTCTAAAAAGTTTAAAAAGTTTGTTTTTGATAAAACTTTTTTCTAAAAAGTTTATTTGATATATAATGATTCGGTAGTAACTTGGTCTCTAATAATAAGTTCATGAATATTTTGAATTTTATGTAAAAGTTCATAATCTTGTATAATATCACATATTAGTTTCATATTTTCAACTAAATTATCTATTCTAATAATATTACGTATAAAGTTTCCATCATGTAAATAAGAACGATTATAAATTTCATAAATAGTAGCACCATTTGCCCACATATAACTTGGTTCTACAAATCCATAATACAAATCCCATTGACTTTTAATATTTAAATCATATGAGTTTTCTTTTAAACTATAAGTTTTTGATAGATTTTGTATTTTTATAATAGTATTTCTAATATTATCAGATATATCTAAATCATTTAGATACATTTCTTCATTATCTTCTATAAATACAGCTAATACAGCAACAATTTCAGCAGGTTTTAAATTATGTAAATATTTATTAACAAGTAGTTCTGTAAATAATATTTCATTACATTCATTAATATTTTTAGCAATAATACCTTTTACATTTAGTAATAAACTATTATAATTATCCATATATGATATTTTTTCAATAGGATTCCATACAGATATGGTTTCATTAAAAGTTATATAGTCATTTTGAAGTAAAAAATCAATAATATTATTGATTTCTAATTTATTATAATTTTTCAAATAGGATATTTGTGATACTAATTTATTTTTTTCAATAGTCTTAGTTTTATATTTTTTATATAAATTATAATTTTTAGTAAAGTCATTCATACTTTCTATTTCTTTATTTTCATTTTTAATTTTATTTAGTTTATTACCCTTAATTCTAATAAACTTATCTTCTAAAATTTGTCTATTACTATCATAGTTATCAAATTTATTATAAATATCTTGCATTTCTTTTGATATATCTGGAATACTTTTTAGTAATAAATCTAATTCATAATTACAACTATTAATATTTTGTAATGTGTCAATGTTATATAGTGAAGTTTCAATGAAATTATTTAAATCTAGTGATTTATTATCAATAATTTTTAGTATAAATTGATATGTATAATAAAATTTAGATGTAACACAATCGGATTTACCTACAATCATGTCTTGTAATATTTTTTTTTCAACAATATTTTCAATGGGTAATATAATAACTGTACCGGTTTTATCTAAACCACGACGACCGGCACGACCAGCCATTTGTAAATATTCATCTGTTCTTAAATATCTATTATTATTTTCAGAGAATTTAGATAGTTTTGTAAAAATAGCACTTTTTGTAGGTGCATTAATACCAACAGCAAATGTTTCCGTACAAAAAAGTATTTTAATAAGTCCCTGTTCAAATAGTATTTCAATAATTTCCTTTAAAATAGGAACAACTCCCGAATGATGATAACATATACCTCGTAAAAGTAAAGATCTAATTTCAACATATTGTGGTGTTTTTTCATATAAATGTTTAAATTTATAAAGTTTTTGATTAAAAATCTTATCTACTAAGCATGATTCTTCTGTTGTAATAAGATGTTGTGTAATAATCTTACAATATCTTTCGCAATTATTACGTGAAAAAATAAAAAATAAGCATGGTAATAATTCATTATCTTGTAAGTATTTTACAAAAGGATTAAGTAATTTATTTACTTGAACAATTTTATAAATTTTCTTTAACATATCGTAATTCTTAAAATTTCCATCATTATCGGCTATTTCAACTAAGTGGTCATCATTATAATAATAGTGAGTTAATGGAATAATACGTTTATTTTTAGTTATTAAGTTAATAGGTTTTTTTTTTAAATCACCTAACCAACTTGCAAAGTCTTCGGGTTTATCTATTGTTGCTGATAATAAAATCATATTAATACGCGGTGGTAGTAAAATCATACATTCTTCCCATACAATTCCTCGGTCTACATTATTAATATAGTGTACTTCATCAAATATAACACATGAAATCTCATCAATACATATATCATTATTATTTGTATTACCATTATATAAGATATTTCTTAAAATCTCGGTAGTCATAATAATACATTGTGCAGTTGGATTAAATTTAATATCACCTGTCATGATTCCTACACTAGAAAATTTTTCAGATAATTCTTTATATTTTTGATTACTAAGTGATTTTATAGGAGTAGTATAAACAATTTTCATATTTTTTTTTAAACATTGGTGAATACCATATATAGCTGGAACAGTTTTACCTACACCTGTTTTTGCACATACTAATACACTTTCATCACATGATATTTTATAACAAGCATGTTTTTGGAAATCATCTAATTCATAAGGGAAAATATCTGTATCTGGAACAGTATTATTACATTTATCGGTTAATATATGTAAATAAGATGATAAATTTTTATTCATAGTAATCTTTAATCTTTAATATTTTATATTTAGTCTTATTTAAATATTTTATATTTAGTCTTATTTAAATATTTTATATTTAGTCTTATTTAAATATTTTATATTTAGTCTTATTTAAATATTTTATGTATAAAGTATAAATTTTTTAGTTTTTATTTATAGATTTATTTATAGGTATATTTATAGGTCTATTTATAGATAATTTTATTTATAATAGTATTATAAATGAATAATATAAAATTAATAAATTATAAATTAAATAGAGATTTATTTAGTATAATAGAAAATATTGAAGCACCGGTTTATTGTTATGTTGAAGATAAAAATAGTTTAAGTAGTTTATTAAATTTTTATAAAAAACAAAAAAGTAAAAAAAAATATTATGAGTTAAGTAATAAAAACAGATTATTATGTTTATTTAATAAGTTTATTTAATCTACTTACACATTTTTTTTTAATATTTTGTTTTTTATAAATATCTTTAATAATTAATAAATCCATTTTAATAGTATTATTTTCTAAAGAGTTTAATAAATTTTTGCCTAGCATATTACAATCATTTAATTTTTGAATTAATTCATCATTTCCACCTACTTGATATTGTTTTTTTTTATTTTTATAAAATATTTGTGGAAAAGTACTCATTTTATGTTTTATTTTTAATTTTTCACGTTTTTCTGAACTAGATACTTCTATAAATTTATGTTTAAAATTATTTTGTAACATAATATCTTTTGATTGCTTGCAAAATGGACAACCTGGTTTTAAATATAATATAAACATTATACTATTAACAAATATAAAAATATATTTATGAAATAAACAAGTTATGAAATAAAATACTTATAAAATAAAAAGATTATTATATTATATTATATATATATATAAATGAATAATACTCCAGTTTTTTGGAATACACAAGGAAAAATAATGTATAATACTGAAAAGAATTTTTTTGATTATGAAACAAGTATGTCAGTAAATTATAATAATAAATTAGCAAGAAAAGTATTATTAACAATAATGAAAATATTTAATAGACCTTCTATATTAAATACACAAACATCTGGTATAGCAATATGGACGTATAATGATTTAAAAAATACTATTTTTTATAAATTGCCTACAATTTTTAATGAAATAATAATACGTGATGAGTATTTAGATACTAAAAATACAATATTATTTCTTACCGTAAGTTATCATTTAGATTTAAATGAAGTATATGTTAACTCATTAAACAATTATCATAATTATATTAGTTATGATTCAAATAAGAAAATGATATATGTAAAATCGCGAACACTAGAAGAAAATTTAGTTGTATTAAATACATTTTTAAATAATAATAAGTTAGTAAAAAATGATATAAAAAATAAGATTAAAAATGATATGATATCATTAAATAAAAAAACTGGAAATGATTTTGTAAATAATATGAAAAAATTTATTAACAATATTAATAATATAGGTAATATTATACAATTGCCTAAATATATTGATAATACAAATATATTAAATAATACACCTAAGAGTGAAATAATAACTGATGAAATAAGTGAAGAGAATGAATAAATAAATTAAGAAATTATATAAATAAGTAAATAAATGTAAAATTTTTCCTTATACTAATTATAATGGATACTGATAAAACTTTATGGAAAACAATTTATAAAAATAATAAAAAAAAGGAACAACAAAAAATTAAAATATATAATACAATTTTATCAAAATGTGAAAAAAAAATACGATGGCATGCTCAAAATGACCAATTTCAATGTTTTTATGAAATTCCTATATTTTGTATGTCGTGTCCTTTATATAATGTAAGTGAGTGTGTGTTTTTTAT